ATCGACGGTGTTGATGGTACAGAGACTGAACTATCAGGTAAGTTCGGCGGTAACTATAACGTGTCTGAAAAGGTAGCTTTCTATGGAGAGTTTGCTGGAGGCACTAATGGTGATCTAGATAATACTTACAACCTAAAAGCTGGAGCTAAGTATAAGTTCTAATGTCACATCAAAACTCTGGCAACCCAGCAAAGCTGACTAGGATACAACTAGATCAGCACATGAAAGATGAGCACCCTGAAGAGAAGACAGAGAAATTTGATGAGGACATCTCATTAGAAGAAGCTCTTTCAACTTTATAACAACAGGAAGAGAGGCACCTCAGAGTCGGACCTCTCTTTCATTTGGCTTTTGACCCTTACGAGGATACTCATCAGCCGTCTAGACGGTGGGATAGACCACAAAATTTCGAATTTAATTTGCTAGCGATGAAGATTTATACATTCAAACATTTTAAAACATAGATAAATGGCACATCAGAATAGCTCTGGCACCGCTACTTCGTTAACCCGTCAGGGTCAATCGAATAGTGCAGGTGACGTAAGAGCCCTTTACCTTAAGCTGTTCTCAGGTGAGATGTTCAAAGGCTTCCAGCATAACGCTATAGCTAGAGATCTCATTATGAAGAGAACTTTGAAGAACGGCAAATCATTGCAGTTCATCTACACGGGTCGCACCACAAGTGAATTTCACACGCCAGGAAAACCAATCTTGGGCAACAGTGATGGTGCACCTCCAGTAGCTGAGAAAACTGTGACAGTAGATGACCTACTTATCAGTTCAGCTTTCCTTTATAATTTAGACGAGACCCTTGCTCACTACGATTTGAGGTCAGAGATCTCTCGTAAGATTGGCTACGCTCTTGCTGAAAAATATGACAGACTTGCTTTCCGTGCTATCACACGTGGAGCTAGAGCAGCATCACCTATCACAAAGTCTAACTTTGTAGAGCCAGGTGGTACACAGATTCGTGTTGGTGCCACAACCAATGACTCCGATGCTTATGTTCCTGCGAACTTAGTAAACGCTTTCTACGATGCAGCTGCTGCACTAGACGAGAAAGGAGTAAGTACTGACGGAAGAGTAGCGGTATTAAACGCACGTCAATATTACGAATTGATCCAGCAAACTGGAGATTCAGGTCTAGTTAACAGAGACTCACAAGGTACATCCAGACAGTCTGGTAATGGAATTGTAGAGATCGCTGGTATCAAGATCTACAAGTCAATGAACATACCGTTCCTTGGCAAATATGGTACTGCTTACGGCGGAACCACAGGTGTAACAGCACCAACAAACGTAGGCTCATTCGTGAGCGTAACCCCAGAAGATGCCTCTGGTGCAACAACAGGTATCAACAACGACTACGGTACTAACTCTGAACTCGGAGCTAAGTCTTGTGGACTTATCTTCCAGCGTGAAGCTGCTGGTGTAGTCGAAGCTATCGGACCTCAAGTTCAAGTAACTAAGGGAGATGTTTCGGTTATTTACCAGGGTGATGTGATATTAGGTCGCTTAGCACTCGGGGCAGATTATATCAACCCTGCTGCTGCAGTTGAATTGTATGTAGGTGCGTCAGCTCCTTCAGGATTCTAAGTTTATTGGGAGTCTTCATGGCTCCCTTTTTTTTTATATATAATTATGGCTATCCCTACCACTAACTCGACAACTGAGTTACCTGCAGTAAATCAAATATTGTCATCAGTTGGTCAAGCACCTGTAACAACACTCGATCAAACCAACCCAGACGTTGCGATTGCTTACGATACACTTTTACAGGTGTCACGAGAAGTGCAATCTGAAGGCTGGACATTCAATAAAGAAGCTCACTACCCTTTCACACCAGATAGTAATAATGAAATATTAATACCCTTAAACGTATTACAGATGGACCTAGATAGAGAAGGAGGATATACAGAGAAAAGTATTATTAGAAGAAATGGAAAGCTATATGATAAGCAAGCTCATAGCTTTACTTTTACAGAAGAAGTTGACTGTGATGTTATATGGTTATTTGACTGGGTAGACTTACCTCGTCCGATACAAGATTACATAACAGCTAGAGCTACTTGTCAGGTAGTACAAAAGATTGTAGGTGATGCAAACCTATACAAACTATGTCAAGAGAAGGAAGGATTCACCAGAGCTATGGCTCTTGAGTATGAATGCAACCAAGGTAAGTACACTTACTTCGGACAACCTAAGCACGGTAACAACTATATAAGTTATAAACCCTACACAGCCCTACAAAGATAATGCCTAGTGTTACACAAACAATACCAAGTTACTTAGGTGGTGTATCCAGACAACCTGATACAAAGAAACTTCCAGGACAGCTAACTGATTGTCTCAATGCATATCCAGATCCAACCTTTGGTTTAACAAAGCGACCTGGATTCAAATTCATCAAGGCTCTTGCTAGCGGTGGTACATACACAAATGCAAAATGGTTCTACATCCATAGAGATGGAGATGAGAAATACATAGGCTGTATTAAAGGTACTGCTATCTATATATGGAATGTAACTACTGGTGTGGCTGCAACTGTTACCAATAATGGCACTAGCTATTTAACTGGTACTACAGCTGATAACTATGACGTACTGACTGTACAAGATACAACAATAGTAACTAATAAATTAATCACAGTTACTACTCAAGCTGCTCCTTCCTACACGGCTCGGAAAGTAGGAACAGTAAAGATAAGAGCAGTAACTTTAAACACCACTTACAGCGTTACTGTTAATGGAAGTACAGTTACATATTCAACTGGTGGAAGTGCTGATATAGATACTATCCTTACTAATTTAAAAAACAGTATAGATGGTTTAAGTATATCTGGAATGACAGTGACTAAACTTGACACCACATTGGAGTTAAGTTGTTCGAGTGCATTCACACTGGCTGGTAAAGGTGGAACTGACAATGACAGGTTAGATACATATCAAGATCAAGTCGCTAATATAGCAACTCTTCCTGAAAGATCTTTAAATAACCGTGTGGTAAAAGTATTGAACACTGCTAACTCAGCAGAAGATACTTACTACTCAAGATTCATAGCAGATAATGGAACATCAGGTAATGGTTACTGGGAAGAATATATAGCTCCTGGCGTATCAGTAGGTTTAACTGCCTCAACTATGCCTCATGAGTTGATCAACACTGGAACTAATGCTTTCACCTTTCAACCTATTACATGGACTAATAGATTAGTAGGAGATGATACAACTAACTCACATCCCACATTTGTAGGACAAAAAATTCAGCAGTCATTTTTCCATAGCAGTCGCCTTGGTTTCTTGACTAAAGATAATGTATCTATGAGTCAGGCTAATGAGTTTTATAACTTCTACCATGTTTCAGCTTTAACTCAAATAGATTCTGATCCAGTTGATCTAAGTACATCCAGTATTAGACCTACACTTTTAACAGGTGTTATTCCTACAGCACAGGGTTTGATTCTATTTAGTAAGAATCAGCAGTTCTTGATGTTTGCACCAAATGGTATCTTTACCCCTACTGCAACTATTATCAGAGGCATCTCAAACTATGAGATGGATATCAATATTGATCCAGTAGACAATGGAACTAATATTAACTTTGTAAGTAAATCAACTGGTTACTCTAGGGTCTTGCAGATGACCACATCAGGTCAAGAGATGAACCCTATTGTATTAGATACAAGCAAGGTTGTCTCTGAATGGATACCTAGTACAATTACCAACCTTGTAGCTAGTCCACAAAACTCATTCATTGCTTTATACGGTCCAACGAAAGCTGATGTTTATCTATATAGAACATACAGCGATGGCCAACAGGATTTAATGCAGTCTTGGTTTAGATGGTTATTGCCTGGAAATGTACAAACAATTGCTATAGACGCAGATGTTCTATATTCAGTAACAGAGCAAGGTAATCAATATACATTGGTTAGTGCAAGTCTTAATCAGACTCCAGAGGAAACAATTCTTGTTAACTCTGATGGTCAAAAGATGAACCCATGTGTTGACTTATACGCTACTGCTAGTTCCGTCTCGTATGACACTACAGACCCTGTTAATCCGTTCTCTAAGTGTTATATCCCATTCAACAATGTATCAGGCTTGACGCCTGTTCTAGTGGTAAGTAGTGATGCTTCTGATCTTGCCAACCCTACTTATGTTGAGTCTGGTTTTACTATCATTCCAACAATTGCAACTGATGGATCTGGAACCTATTATAAAGTTCCTTTTAAAGACTTAAGCGGTGTTGCCAGTAAGGTAATTGTAGGCTTCTCATATACCTATGATCTAACGTTACCTAAAACATATTTTAAATTAAATTCTGAAGGCACTGTCTCTGACTACTCAGCCTCATTAGCTATAGCTCGGATGAAATTCTTCACTGGTTTATCGGGTGAAGTAGGTTTTAAATTAAGCAGACTAGGAGCATCTGAATTTACAGATGTAAAACCTGTACCACAGGCTAACTACTACTTAGCTAACGATGTACCACTAGCAGATCAAACAGTAGTAACAATACCAATACATGCTAAAAACGATGGATTTACTCTACGTGTTTATAGCGATACCCCTTTCCCAGTTTCACTGAACTCAATGATGTGGGAAGGTTTTTATTCACCCAAATATTATAGAAGAACTTGATGTCTTATCAGAAGTTACTACTTATAGATCCAAAGAAAATACCATCTATATGGTTTGAGGTAAAACCCTTGATTGACAAGGTCATACAACATACAGCTGGTGAAATGAATTCACAAGATGTACTAACTCAACTACTAGATGGTTCTTTGAATTTATGGGTAGGTCTTTATGATGAGGAGTTGTTCTGTGCAGGTACGACTGAAATAATCAATTATCCACAAAAGAAAGTTTTACGCATTATCCATTTCGCAACCAAGTCTGGACATGACTATGAGCTATGGAAAGACTTTATTACTGACCTAGAAAGGTTTGGAACACAATTAGGTTGCACGTCAATCGAAGCGTGGGTTAGAAAAGGATTAGCAAAGAAATTGAATTGGGATAATAACTATTCAGTAATTACAAAGAACATACCCACAACACATGGAGGTTAAATTATGTCAGGTGGAGGATCGAGTAAAACCCATAACGAACAGATTAGAAAACAGTTCGAGATGGATACGAAGAACTATAATTTTAATTGGGCAACACAAGCAGATATTGATGCATCATTAGCCGATAATGATCCACTTAAACCTGAGACTTTAAAGAATGATATTAAAGATATAGGTCAAGCTTGGAAAAGATTTGACTATGCAACTGAAGGTTTAAATATAAGAAAGGCTAACGATACTCTTAATCGCAACTACCAGATGGAGACTGCGAATAAGAATCGTGATTATGCAATATCCCAACAAGACCATATATTTAACGAGCAGACTAAAGCTTACAATAAAAGTGAAGAGACGTATGGTAAACAATTAGCTTTTAATGAAGCTGAGATGGGCTTTGCCATGGAGCGTGAAGACATGGTATTGGATGAGCAATTCATAGATGTTGCTTTTCAAAACCAACGTTTAGTCACTGACTTGTATGAAGCTATAGGTATCTCTGGATATGATAAAGCTGGAAAGCTATTAGGTTTGCAAGATACTGAAGGAAAGCTGGGATTTGAAGAGACCAGTGCCATGACTAAACTTAAGCAAGACATGGAAGGTTCTAAATTCAGTACTGCTCAAAAGCAACTTGATATGAGTGGAAAAGCTGGAGAAGCTATATATGGTAAAGCAGTAGCTGAACAAGAGTTATTAAATAAAGATGGCTTAAGTCAGTTTGATAAGTATGCGTTAGGTTTAGGCGTTAAAGAATCTAAAACTAAGGCTGACTTTGAGAATGACATTATTAGAAGAGAGGTTAGTAATGCTAAATCCAAAGCTGCATTCAGTACAACTGAAGCTAATGTAGAAGCTCTTAAAAAATTAGGCACTGCTCAAGCAGGTCAATCTGGAAGATCATCTGGTAAAGCGATCCAAAGCTTTTTAGCTGAAGTTGGTCGTATGAATACAGCAACTGTTGATAGCATGGTTCGTGGAGATAGCATGGCTGTCGCTCGTCAAAAGCAAAACTCTAGAAGTGTTCTTAATACAACAGAGAAAGCAAACATAGCTAAAAACAAAATTGACTTTGCTGTTGGTGATGTTGTTAGAAGAACTGATTTAAAAACAAAGGAAATAGATAGAGACTTTAAGATCAGTGATCAAAAAGGAGAACTAGATCTTGAACAGATCCGTAAGCAAGTTATGGATGCTATGGATAATACAGACTTGACTCGTACAGAACTCAGTAGAAATCTAAGCACTGCTCAGACACAGACTGGATTTGATATGAAGAGAACTGATTGGGATCTAGGCAATTATGGATCTAGATTTAAAACTAACCAAGAGGTATTACAAGCACAATTAGATAGTGCAGCTAAAGCCTCTGCCTTAAATAAGAAAGATATTATTGTTGCCAAGATGGGGTCAGATATGAGGGCTGATGCTAACAGGATGATTCAGCCAACACGATTACCTACTCCACCAGAAATAACAGACTTACCAATAGCTACCTATCAAGATCCAATGTTCCCTGATAAGCCACCTGAACCTATTAAAGGTGCTATGGCTAGCAGCAACACAATTGGCAATATAGCTGGGGCTGGTGTTGGAGCACTTGGTACATATTCCGCATTAGCAGCAACCACAGCAACAGCAGCAGTAGCACCTTATGCAGCAGCAGCAATGTTCGCTTTTAGCTTATTCGACTAAATAAATAACAATGACTGATATTCAGTTCCGTGGACAAGTCCGACGGAAAGGGTATAACCCAGTCCAAGTACCTGATCAATCTCAGAAGATCCTGAATGAAGCTGACCGTACCTTACGAGGTATGCAACAGGTTCAACAGGCTGACTTGGAAAATAGAAGAGCTTACATAGACGCTCTCAAAGATAATCAACGTAAAGAAGAAATTGTTAGAGATAAGAATTTCAACTTACAGACTGAATTCGCTAAGGCTTATAAAGATGCTGAAATGCAGCATTATGAAACACGCCTTAGAGATGTTAAAACCCAAGAACTTGAAGATCAACAGTGGCAGGAATTAAAAGATTTAATACCTAAAGCTATTCAAAGTATTGGTACTATTGCTACTCAAAGAGATGAACATCTTAGAGCAGTTGGTACTGAAATAGCTACTAGATGGGGATTAACTCCAGAGGAACTTAACTTCTTTAAACATGCTGGTCAAAATATTGACTGGGCTGACGCTGGTATGAACCGTGTCAAGATGAGGTTGGAAGCAGCTGGAGCACCTCCTGAAGTTCTTGAAAAGGTTATGAATCTGAGTGGTAGAAAACTACTCGGAGCCATGGAGTACTCATTAAGTAACTATGGTAAGAACTCATATCCAACTTATATAAACGAGAAACGTAATCAATTAATTCCAGGATTAAATAAATCCTTAGCTGATTTAGAAAATGATACTAGCGGTACTCATGCTGCAGAATATAGAGTTGGTTTAAGGTATCACGAAGGTCAGTTTTTAGCAGCCTTTAAGAAAGGTGAAAATGCATATGATGATGCTTTTCTTGCTAAACATGTAAGACCATGGATGAACAAGAAGCATGATACGTTGATGGCTGAACAGCATGAACGTGATAGGAAAGCATATAAAGCTCAAGATCAAAAAAGAAAGGTAGACAACTTAGGCGGTAAGATCTTTGGAGATGGTGCTGCTAATCCAGGACAAGGTTTACTTGAATGGTGGAACTCTGAATCAGGTGGTTTAGCTTCTGAACGTGGACGTGTAAGAAGAGAATCCTTTAACCTAATAGCTGCTATGGCTACTAGTGGAGAACTAAGTCAAGATCAGTGGAATCAAATACGAAATACTGAAGTCAAAGTAGGAGATAAAGTTACTACTATTGGCAGACAGTGGAGCGATGAAACAGCTGTAGTTAACTCTGCATTTACAGCAAGGTTTAAATTAGAGAATGAAGCACATAATGCCAAAACTAAAAACTTTGACATTAAGATGAATCAGGCTGTCAAACAAACCCACATGCAATTGGGCAGACGGTTAAACGATAAAGAAATAGCAGAGATTAAAGAAAACTACAGAGATAACAATATTAAACCTGGAACTTGGTTAACTGATTATGAGAACCAAAATGTACTTGAGTTAAAGCCAGCACAAGATTTAATAGATGAGAGAATAAGAACGGATGACTTTACTATGGCTTTTCTCTACTCAGGTGCTATTCCAGCTGAGTTGATGACTAAGGAAAATGAGAAATTAACTAAAGATGCACCAGGAAGTGTTAAATCTGATGGCTATGTAGCAAGTGTTAAACAAACAATTGCTAGTTCTATTGGTCAAGTTTTAACTGATGCTGATAAAAGAACTAATCAAGTGCAGTGGATGTCTCAAAGAGCAGAGATCCAATTAAGAGATACTGTCAAACTGGCAATTATTTCAGGTGCATACGAAAACCCACAAGCTGCATGGGAAGGTGAGTCTAAAAAGCTGATAACTAAGATAGAAAGTCAAAAAGGAGATTGGGCTGTTAAAACACGTGGTGGACGACCTGTCTATGGTGCAGATGGTGGGTTTGTATTATTTGAAGAATACGAAACATCAAATGAACTAGCTCTTGCATATAGAAAAAAAGCTTTAGAAGATAAAAGATGGATTTCAATAGAAGGCTCTGTATCAGAGAAACATTTAAAACAACTTGAAAGTTTTGACCCTACGTCAATTACTAATGACATTCCACATTGGGTAATGGTGTTAGATAATGCCTATCCAAATAAAGATCCCTATGAAATCATGAATACTATCCTTCGAGCGAATGGTAGTAAGACAGTCATAGAACCACCTGGAGGAGCAAGAGCCGTTAACTATGTACATCCCTTAGTAAAGAAACTTCTGACTAACAAACCATCATTAGCCAAGACTTCTAGAGGTATGTCAATAACAACATCAATGATGAATAAAGAATCTAATTCTTTTGAACCGATGTTGGATTTGATTAAACCTAAAGAAACAGTCAACACTGATAATGAGCATGATGGCTTTGATGCTATGAATTATTCTGGCAAGTCTGGAATGACTACTGGCACTGATACTTTCGGTAAACCAATTATTGAAATGCCTATATCAGAAGTAATGAACCTACAAGATAGGGGAAGTATTAATGGTGTGGGAGCTTATCAATTCACCCCACAAGATATCAACCATTTTGTTCTTAGTGGACAACTAAGTCCTGATGAAATATTTGATGAATCAGTTCAGAAGCGTTTAGCAATAACAAAGATCTGGGAAGATGCTGGAATCTTTATGACCACAGGTACTAATGAACAAGTAGCTATTGATGGTCTTGGACAACAGTGGCCAACATTAAAAGGTCCAGATTTAAAAATGTCTGAGGAAGAATGGGTCGATATCCGAGACAGCATAGACGAAACCAAAGCATTGCTTGTTAAAAGTGGATTCAATGTCTTTCAAATGAGAGATGAAATTGATGAAGAGCTTTTAAGAACAACTGTTAAAAATAAAGGAAGCAAATGAATCAACAAGGATTAGCAGATCGTTTTTTTTCTGAAAATGAAGAATTTGATCAAGAACAAAAGGAGAGACAAAAAGAAGATTCTATACAATTAGAAGCTGAATCACAAACAGAAAAAGCTCCTGAACAGTTTGGTGTTAGAGATAACATCAAAGAAGCAGGTAATGCAGTAGTTGGTGGTGTTGTAGATATCTATAACAGTGTTGGTTCATTACCAAAGTTATTTGATCCTAAGTTCTACCAAGCTGAGAATCCAGATGAACCCTATAAATTTGACGCACCTTGGTTAATTAAAAGTAAACCTATTACTAAAACTAAATGGGGAGGCTTTATCCGAGGTGGTATTGAATTAGCTGGAGGTATGGTTGGAACTGGAAAAGTTCTTTGGGGAGTCAAAGGTTTAAGTAAGTTCGCAACAGCGGCTAAAGCTACAAGGTGGGGTCGTGTTGGATTAGGTGCTATACAAGGTGGTACTTATGACGTTATTAGTAATCAATCTCAAGAGCAAAACTTAGCTCGAACCTTAATTGATATCAAACCAAACTGGGCACCAGCTTTAGATCCGTTAGCTACTAATGAATCTATGTCGCCAGCCTTGCGTTCGGTATATAACGTAGGTGAAGGTTTAGGTATCGGTGCATTCTTTGATGTAGCAATAGAGGGTGCTGGTTGGGGTATTAAATCCTATTCAATTAAATCTAAGAAAGCTGCTAAGAAAACAGCAGCAACACCTAACCCCGTACAAGAAGCAGTAGATAAGAGTGCTGATATTGATTACGGACAGAAGACTATAGATGTAGAGACTGGAGCTAAACAACAGTATGAAGTCGATCTACCTACTACATCAGCTACACAAAAGAATCCAAGACTAAAAGATTTAAAGGTCTTTGAACAGAGACGTGAAAAGACAGTTCTAGAGATGCGTGCTTTGGAAGGTAAAAACCTATCTCAACAAGAACGCTTATCTGAAATCGATAAGCTGAATGAAGTCATACATAATTATGATACTGAGATAGATGCTATTAAAGGTTGGAAACCAACTGGCAATTTAGATCTAACTAAAGTTGAATTACCTAAGAGTCTTAAAGGTGCAAAACCTACTTATAATTATGGTAAGACTCCAATTAATTTAGAGTTTGATAATGATATTGCTAGAGCACTTTATATTGTAGGTAGCGGTAAGCCTTCAAAAAGAAGGACAGCTTACGTTGAATGGCTTCAGTCTAAGGGAATTCAAAATCCTGAGTCAGCTGCAATGTCTATCAGGGCAAATATTAAGAGTCAAGCTAAGCAAGGTATCACTGATCAACGTATCTCCATACCAAAGAATCTACAAACTAAAGCAGTAGTAAGTAGAAAGTCTTGGGATCAACTAAACAAGAAGCAAAAGCAAGAGTTGATGCATAAATATGCTGAAGAGAAAGGCATTGATTGGGGTGACTATAGAGATATGAGTCTCAGGAAAGCGGCTCAAGGTAAGGCTAATAAAGACTTGGCGGTAGAGCAGCTGGAGTTTGACTTAGCTAATGGCAGTCCTAGAGAAAACCCTGCTTACTACAAAGGAGGTGATGTATCTGATAACCAAGCTTTGTCAGGAAGTAATAATCCTGTTGAAGCTGTAAGAGATATGAATCTTATCCGTAGTGAACCATCACAAAAGTATGGATCTCCAAGACAAGTTGTTACTGAGGCAAACATTGAAAGAATGTCTTATGCAACTCCAGGAGCAACTCAAGAGCAGATTGATTCATTAGGAAAAGTATATAAAAAGACTCCTTCTTTTGAACCAATGAAGGGTAGAGCTACAGAAGAAACACAGAAACAAGCTCTACATGAATTATCGTCTTTCTTAAGTGAGTCAGGTAATAGCCACTTATTCCAAGTACCAGAAGAGAACCTTACTAAATACATCCGATCCATAGCAGCTGATAAGCCATATGAAGATTTTGGTTTACCACTTTTGAATAGTGAACAGCTACATGCAACTGATGCCATCCTTGGCCAACTTCTGAAAGAATCAAGAGATTTAGCTAAAGGAAAACTAAGTGCTCCAGAATTAGATCTATCTTCTGCAGGATCACTTACAGACAGAATTCTTGCTAGATATGAATCTATTGCAATCCTAAGAAAAGAAACTTCTATCGCAAGATCTAGAGGTTTATCTTCGATGGGTAAGGAAATAAATTTAGATCAAAAGACATTAATAGAGAATGCCAATAAAGCCGCTAAGAATGAAGTCCAAACATTTAAGCAATTACTTCGTAGTGATATAGATGATGATCTACTTGAACAGTTCATGCACTTCACAGCTACCAGTAATGGAAATATGCAAACTTGGAAAGATCTAGATGCCTTCTTTAAACGTAAGTTACGTGGATATAGAGGTGCTGATGGATATGAAAGGAATGCCATATTAAATGAAATGGCAACTATGGGTGTTAACTCTATGTTGTCTGGTCCAAAGACTCCAGCTAGAGCACTTATTGGTACTGGTATTCAAACTATAGCTAGACCAGCTGCAACTATTTTAGGAGCATTAGGTCAAGGAAATGATCGTGTACTGAAGGGAGCTTGGGCTTCTGTAGGTGGGATGATTGAAGCACGTAATGATGCTTGGAGAAAAGCAGTAGCAGACTTCCAGTCATACAACATGGAAGAAAATGGATGGAGAGGTTTTACTAAAAGCAAGGCTGATGACGAGTGGGATACCATGGCAAAATGGATAGAGTCTCAAGGAACAGCTGGAGATAAAGCTCAGTTGCAATTAGCAACAAGTTTAAGGCATATCAATAAAATGCCGTTCTTCAACTATGGACCACGAGTTATGAAATCTATGGATGTTTTCTTTTCTCAAATCATTGCACGTGGAAGAGTAAGGCAAATAGCTTTTGATGATGTCTATGCAAGAGCAGCTGAATCTGGGAAAGTCCTATCTGATACAGATATGGAAGATCTAGTAAAGCAAGCTGAGGTTGAATTTGAAGGAAGAGTATGGACTGCTGATGGAGAAATATCAGATGAAATGGCTAAGTTTGCTGCTGATGAAGCAAAGTTGACTCAACAGTTAACAGGCTTTGCAAAAGACTTAGACAAGGTATTTGAAAAACAACCATTCCTAAGACCATTCTTCTTGTTTGCTAGGACTGGTGTTAACGCTTTAAAGATGACTTCTAAGTACACACCTGTACTTAACAGTTTCATCACTGAGCATGTAGACATCATGACTAAACAATTTGATGACCCAGCACTCCTTAGATATGGAATTAAGACTCAACAAGATTTAGATATTGCTAAAGCTACTATGCGTGGCCGTCAGGCTATCGGATATGGCGTTACTAGCTCAGCTGCTTTGTTAGCACTTAATGGGCAAATAACAGGAAACGGACCTCCAGATAGAGGACTTAGAAACTCATGGATACAACAAGGTTGGCAGCCAAGATCTATCAAGATTGGAGATGCCTATATCAGTTATGAAGCTCTAGAACCTTTCAATATGTTCTTCAGTTTTATTGCAGATATTGTTGATGCTCAAAAAGTTATGGGTGATGAATGGACTGCAAGTGAGTTTAGTAAGGCTGCTTATATTATGAGTGCCAATGTCACTAACAAATCATTCCTTGCTGGTCTTCTTCAATTGCAAGATCTACTAACTAGTCAAGGTCAAGATGCTTCTAGGGTTGCAGCTAACTTCGTCAATAACCAAATACCATTATCTGGTATGAGGAATGAGATAGGTAAGTTGTTGTCTCCTGGAATGAGAGAGCTTGAGACTGGATTCTTACAAAGTGTAGGAAATAGAAACCTATGGGCTGATGTTGTTTCAGGTGGTTCGTTACTACCTTATAGATACGACGTTCTAAATGGTAAAAAACTTAGAGACTATGACCCTTTAACTAGGCTTGTTAATGCTGTCCTTCCTTTCAGTATAAATGTTGGAACTAATGAAACAAGAGAGACGTTATTTAGAAGCGGTCTAAATCTAAAGCAAACTTTTAACACTGGTCCAAACGGAGAGCAATTAGAGAACCATCCTGATTTAAAATCCAAGTATCAGTTCTATATGGGTCAACAGAATATAGAAGATCAATTAACTAAGTTATTTGAATCTAAGCAAATTAGAGGATCTATATTTAAGATGGAACAAGATAGAGAACGTGGTGATCAGTACGATCCTGAAGATACGCTTCATGGTCCAATTATCAGTGAACTCTTTAGAACTGCTAAACGTAATGCATGGAGTCAACTTGTAAATGATCCTGAACTTGGAGGTAAAGCTCAAAGACTTGATTATCTACATGACATGAGAATGCTTGAAGATACAACACGGAAGATGGGAGATAGGAAAGGAGTTAAAAATATTAGAGATGAGATAAAAAGATTAGAAAGTATGACTTACAAATAATCCACCTTGAAAATTACACATAGCGTAAATGGCTGTCACACAAAACCAATACACAGGGAATGGTTCTACAACGAACTATTCATTTACATTTCCATATTTAGCACAGACTGACGTTGGTGTAAAAATCAACGGTACAACTCAGGCAACAACTACATATTCTTTCGCCAACGCTACAACTATCTCGATGAACAGTGCTCCAGCTAATGGAGCTACTGTCATCATTTTTAGGAACACCAATAACGATGCTAAGAAAGCAACGTTCTATCCTGGATCTGCAATTAAAGCGGAAGACTTAAATAATGACTTTGACCAGATTCTATATACAGCTCAAGAGATTGACAACAATGCGTTAGATACCCTTGGTGGTAATCTAATGAAAGCAGATTTAAATGCTGGTAATTATAAGCTTATTAATGTAGCTGCTCCAACGGCAACTACTGATGGAGCTAATAAGACATATGTAGATTCCACTATTGATACAAAAATAGATACAGCACTAACTGATGATGTTGTTGCTGGATCAAGTATCTCTATATCAGATAATACGCCTAGCTCTGGAAAGATAACTCTTAATGTTATTGCAGCTACTGGATCTAACTCTGGTAGTTTGTCAGCTTCAGATAAATCTAAATTAGATGGTATAGAAACAGGTGCTACAGCAGATCAAACTAATGCAGAAATCAGAGCTGCAGTGGAAGCTGCTACAGATTCAAACGTATTTACAGATGCTGATCATTCTAAGCTTAATGCTATTGAAGCTTCAGCTACTGCAGATCAAACTGACGCAGAAATTAGAGCTGCTGTAGAGGCTGCTTCAGATTCTAATGTATTTACTGACGCAGATCATACTAAGTTAAACGCTATTGAAGCGTCTGCAACAGCAGATCAAACAGCTAGTGAAATAAAAACACTACTACAATCTGATAAACTAACTTCTTCTGAAATAGCAACTGGTGCTTTAGACGGAAGGTATTACACAGAAACAGAATCAGACGCTAGATACTTCAATATCAGTACAGGTGACACGATTAAAGATGGCGATACCTTCCCAGACAATGACACAACCATAGCCACAACTGCTGCTATCAATGACAGGATTATTGATTTAGTAGATGACGTAGGTGGTTTCGTACCAATAGCTAATGAAACATCTTTTCCTAACGCTAACCCTGACGTTAATAACGGGGCTGGAACTCTTGTATCTATTAAAGCTCTCGGCAGCAACGTTACCTCTAATGGATCTGGAGTTGCAACCATTTCTAATGGTACTGTTGGTAACTCAACCGTCACTATTAATGGTTTAGCTAATAGTACAACTTACGCTGCTACCTTTGGGATGATCGTAGAAACTACTACGACATTAAATACTTATACATTCCATAGATTAGTTCCTAAAGCTACTGAAGTATCAACAGTCTCTGGTTCTATTAGTAATGTAAACACAGTTGCTGGAGCTATTAGTAATGTTAATACAGTAGCTGGTAACAATACCAACATCAATACTGTTGCTTCAGCTAATTCTAATATAACTACAGTTGCTGGGAACAATGCTAATATCACTACAGTAGCTGGTAATAATACAAATATAAATACTGTAGCTGGAGCTAATAGTAATATATCTACAGTTGCTGGTGCAATTACTAATGTTAATAATGTTGGAGGTTCAATAGCTAACGTAAATACCGTAGCTACTAATATTTCTAGTGTTAATGACTTTGCTGATCGCTATCGAATAGCAAGTAGTGATCCTAGTAGTAACAACGATACTGGTGATTTAGTCTTTAATACTACTTCTAACGAGCTAAGAGTTTATAACGGCTCAGCTTGGCAAGGTGGTGTAACAGCTACAGGAAACTTACTGTCTAAATCTGGTGATCAGATGACAGGTAATCTTACCTTCTCTGGTAGTCAAACAGTTGATGGTAGAGATGTCTCTGTTGATGGTACAAAGCTAGATACTATAGCAACTAATGCTAACAACTACACACACCCCAATCACTCTGGAGAAGTAACATCTTCTGCTGATGGTGCGACTGTTGTTGTAGATAATATAATTGATGAAGCTAATTTAAAAGTATCTAACTCACCTAGTAATGGTCAGTTCTTATCTGCTCAATCTGGTAATACAGGTGGGTTGACGTGGGCTACACCTGCGAACACCACGTACACAGTAGGCGACGGCGGTTTAACTCAAAAGAACTTTACTACTACTTTAAAAAATAAGCTTGATGGTATTGCTACGGGTGCAACTAATACAGCAGCCCCTTATTACACATCTGCTATTAGTGTCGGAGATGGTGGTTTAACTCAGAAAAACTTTACTACTACTTTAAAAACTAAATTAGACGGCATTGCTACTGGAGCAACAAACGTTACCAATACCAATCAATTAACTAACGGTGCAGGCTTTGTTACTTCATCGGTTATTAATTCACTTGATGCTGGAAACTTAAATAGCGGAACAGTAAATGTTGCCAGACTTGGTAGTGGTTCAGCCTCATCGTCAACCTTCTTAGCTGGTAACAATACTTGGCAAGCAATTTCAACTACTCCAGAAGGCACAGTAGTTCTTTCAACGGGGGTAACTACTAATACTAAATATTTAAGAACAGACGGAGACGGAACATGTTCTTGGCAGTTTTTGAGTGTTGATAGTATTAATGTTCAAAACGAAACTGGTGATACAGAGTGTTTTCCTATTTTTGGAAAAACAGCAACAGGAGCAATTGCACCTCATTCAAATACGGCTTTAAAGTTTAATACTGCAAATGGAGCGCTAACGGCTACATCATTTGTTGGATCAGGTGCAAACCTAACTAACATACAATCTGATGCTGTAGTTACAGCAACAGCTAGTGGTACTTTGCCAAATGGTCAAGCTGTAAAAATCAACACCAATGGTACGGTTTCTGTAGCTGCATTGGCTCCTCCTTCTTGGGGAAATGCAACTACTCCTGTTACACCTGCTTCCTTTCATGGATCTTGTTATGTTGAAGATAATAAATTCTTATTCTGTTACTACGATTCAGCCGCTACTTCGGCAAAAGCCATTGTTGGACAAGTAGCTGCTAATGGCACTATTACATGGGGTACTCCTGTTGTTCCTCAAACTTGGTCAAACTCTATGAATCAGGTTGCTTGGGATAAAGACAATAACATAGGGATTTACCAAAGTTATTCGTCAGGTGTTTTTGGAATACAATTTACTATTTCTGGTTTAACACCCACCTTTGGTACGGGCAGAAATTACCCGATAGGTAGTGGGCATGATTCATGGAACGGCAAGCTTATCTATGCGGAAACGTACGGTAAATTCGCCTTCTTCTACAACATGTATTCACAGCTTAGGTGGATTACTTGGTCATGTAATACAGGTAATGTAAACACTGCGCCGTCATATGTTAATGGAAGCAGTCAAAGTATTTCTGGCAACGAAAACTGCAAAATAGGGGGCTGCTGGAATAAAGATACTAATAAATATTGTGTGATGTATCACGCTAGTACTAACTATTTTTATGCTCAACAATTCTTGCCAAGTGGTAGCAGCACTGGATCAAATGGTGATCCTACTGCTATTTCTGGTGGGCAGACCAGTGGATTTTACTATGGCAACGTGCAAGTTGCATATGACTCAGCTAATCAAAAGTACCTATTTGGTTGGGCAGAATCAAACAACCGCCAATACATAAGAGCAGCAACTAGCTCAGGTAGTACGTGGACGAAAGGTACAGCAATAACTGTTACTGACTCAAGCGACAGCAATGAAGTATCGCTATGGGGCTATAACACTACACCTTGGCTAGTTTGGAATAGTACCAGCGAAGAATTTACTGTTATGTGGGGTAGTTCTGGAAAACTGAAATTTAAAGATCCAACTATTAGCGGTACAACTATAACTAGAGGTACTACTTATGAATACTCCACAACTTTAAACACAAGTGCTTCAAAAGCCCACCTAATTACTTCAAAAGATTCAAGTAGATGGCTTGCGTTATATCCAGAAACTAGCACCCTTACAAAATCCATTTCAAGACAAGGTACGGCAACTTCTATTAGTAATGATAATTATGTAGGATTCTCAGACGGTACTTTTAGTAACGGTCAGACTGCAACTATTCAGCTTCCTGGTACTGTCGTAGACGGTTTATCTGGCTTAACTACAGGTAGTAAGTATTATGTCAGTGGTGATGGAACTGTATCTCTAACTGATACTTATTACACAAACATTACTGCTGGAGTAGCTCTTAGTTCTAGTACTTTATTATTAAAATAAACTAATGCAAACACTAATTTTTAACGAAGATAAAGCATCAGTACGTTTGTTTCCCGATTCTACAACTGTAGATATAGGTAGTGACCGTATATACATTGATCCTGGTACAGCAAATGAATACCATATATGTGGTATGAATACTTCAAATAGTACTCTTATTAAAGATGTATCCGAGCCTACTGAATGGGTCGCTTGGAAATATATTTATGATGGAGAATGGAAGAACAATCATCCATTAGATGACGGTAAAACTTATAAATATACAGCCCCTGTTTTTGATGAACTTGGTCGATCTCCTGATTATGGATGGACAGTAGCAGAATAAAAGTATATGGGAGATGAACCCTTCTTTCCTTCCATAACTCTACCTGATGCATTAACAATTCCAGGTGCTATAGATATACCTACACCTACCTTAGAACAACCAACAGCAGAGTTACCTACCTTCCCTACCATTGTGGTAGCACCAGCTGTATTAGCACCTCCTGTAGGCGTTCCTACGGTAGAGATGGAAGAGTTGATGGAAGAGGAACTTGAAAGAAAACAAGAAGGTAAACCACCCAAACCTAAACAAGAAGCTGCTGAAGTTAAACGTATAGATATACCCTTCACTGACCTTACGTTTCCAGTTCCCAAAGAAGAGATACTCGTGACTGCAGGAACAACAGCGTCAGTGTCTGTTATAGCTACCCTTACTGTAACTTCATTGTTTAAGCAAACTGTAAAAGTAATGAAACCTATCATTATGCAGATTGCTAAAAGAATACAAAAGAAATTGAATGGAAACAAAGGAGGAGAAGAAGCCCAAAGGACTGATAGCTAAAATCAGAGAAAGCGCACAAGATGAATTAGAAATTCTTGGTACTTTTGTAAGATTAGGAGTTGTAGTCTGGTCGGGCTTCATATGAAATAATTACCTTAAATTACGTTGAAATACCAGGAGTAAAAAAGACCCAAAACACTGATATAACCTTTGTTGCCAGCGTATTTGGGTCTGCACTTTACTCTTTCGGTTTGCAGACAAATAATAGTAAAGGTAATGGTAAAAATTCACCCGTTAATTGTCCCATGATGAAAAAAAAAGAAGACGCATGAAAAAGTATTTACTAGCTCTACTATTGCTAGTCCCAACAGCAGTTAAAGCTAATACTGTTACACCCGCCTTCACCCAAGGGAGTATGAATTCAACAACGAACTCTACTCAAAATATAGTCGAGACAATTCAAACACAAGTATATGGAGGAGATTATTCCAGTTGGACTGGACACAACATCACGCCTTCAGCACATATAAACGCTATTGGAACAAACTTCGATATAACAACCCCTGGATCAAACTTTCAGCTAGAAATAGTCAACAGAGCAGCAGGAGTAATAGAAGTAACAGACATCAACAGAACAATAGATACAACATCTACTACTACTTCCTTATCGGTCTTCTCTCAGTAGGAGTACCAGCAAAGGCTGAAGTAGGGGAAGGTAATACAGTACTAAACCCTCAAACATCAGCTGCTGCAACGGGAAATGTAACGAATCAAGCTGTGCAATTTCAGAATAATTCTGGAGTTTCACGGCAACAGTATGGAGGTGGAGTGGTTTGTAACGGATCAGTTATGAGCCTCTCTCCTTATTACTTAGGAACAGAAGGTAGACCTTACGATCCAGAGTCATACAGCATGACACAGAACTGGGGAGTACAGCTATCTTTCATGGTTCCTTTAGATGGTCGTTCCGTAGAAATATGTAAGGCAATTGCTGAAAAGCAACTCGAAAAACAAAGGCTTGATTACGAATTAGTTCGTATAGATAACTGTACACGCTTCATGCAAAGAGGTTTCACCCTAAGACCTGATTCTAGGTTTGAAGAACTTTGTAGCGACGTTGTACCTATAGCCGTATTAGCAAATCAAACAAAACCCACAAAAGATAAATGAGTACCTTAAGTGATTCAATAGCAAAGCAAGCTAAAGAGCAAGCTGCAAAGAAAGCAAAAAAGAAAACAACTAAGAAGTAGATGAAAGTTAAAATAGCAATCCTAGCCGTTCTTGTAATCGCTGGCGGCTGTGGAGCACAAAAGTATAACCAGTTTAAAAATTCACCTACTGGAAAAGTTGTAGAGCAACTACAAGAACGAAAAGAACTAATTGAGAGCTTCACCAAATCACCAACTATTCAACTCCCACTAAACAAGTGATCATAATCAAACCCATCTTAATGACCTTTCTTTCTACATCAGCTGTAAAGAATTTGATCATTCAACTGCTAGAGGCTTATGCCAAATCAACTGATAACACTATTGACGATAAAGCAGTAGAGATCGTCAGACGCAATCTATTTCCAGGAATTAAGGAATGAAGAATAAAGCCACTGAAGACCAATTTAACGAACTGCATAGCCTTGTCACATCTGAGTTTCTAAACCGAGTCAAAAGTGGTGAAGCTTCTACCCAAGATTTAAAGGCAGCTTGTGATTGGCTAAAGACCAATGACATTAGCGGTGTAGCACTAGAGGGTAGTCCTTTAGAAAAGCTTGCTGCAATTATGCCAACTGTTGACCCTGAACTAGTGAGGACAAGATTACATGGCAAGCGGAGCGAAGTACGCTAACGGCAATTACAAAGCCCAGCAGAAAAAATACAACAAATCAAAGAAAGGTCTAAAGATTCGAGTCGCTGCAAACAAACTTAATCGAAAACTTGGTACTTACGGTAATGGTGATGGCAAAGATGCTGCTCACTACAAAGGAAGCACCACTAAAGGAAGACTTCAATCTCCCTCTATTAATCGTAAAAGCAGACTCAAAATCCGTGTATGACCCCACTACTACCTAGCCCAAAACACTATCTATACAACCTAATAACCATGACAAGTCCTGATGCTAAACGGCTCTGGAGAAGAGCTATTAAAGAGCACTTCAATTGTACATGTGTTTATTGCGGAAACAATTATGAACTTACAGAACTCACGCTTGA